GCGGCGAGCCTGCCACGAACCTCGCCGCCGACCCGGAGATCCAGGCCCGCATCCGCCAGGAGCTCTGCCCACTCGTCACCCGCACCCGCGACGAGCGCATGGTTCTGAGGGACCGGTGGCTCCGCTACTACCGGATCTGGAGCCTCCGCCACGACGTGCAGGGATATAGAGGGAGGACAAACACCTACTTCCCGATCGGTCGGCGGTGGATCGAGCAGTGGGTGACCCGCTTAAAGCGCGACCTCTTCCCGGACAACGACTGGTTCGCGTGCCGCGCGCTCGCTGAAGACTTTGAGAAGCGTGTCCCGGCCAAGCTCGCGTTGCAGAAGTACTGGATGCGCCGGCATATGAAGTTGCGGCGCCATGCGCTGCCCTTCCTCCGCCAGCTCGTTATGTACGGCACCTCGCCGGCGCGGAACGTCTGGCGCTGCCTCGAGCACGAGCAGCCGGCGCTGCAAGATATCCTTGATGACGATGGGGCGCCAACGGGCAAGACGAAGCAGGTTATCGAAAAGGTCGCGGATTTTTTGGGTCCGACCTTTGAGCCGGTGGACCTATTCGCGTTCTACGTCTGGCCCGTCACCGCCTCGAGTGTGGACAGCGCGACACTGGCGTTTGAGGATCGCTGCGTCACCCGGGCGCATGTGACCGATCTGGCCAACCGGCCGCTCGACCCCGGTAACCGGAAATCGACCAACGTCTACGAGAATCTTCCCGAATTACTCGAGCTGTACGAGCAGGCGATCGGGTCGCGTGGCTCGTCCTATGGCGGGGGCCGGAAGTACGATGCGCTTGCCATCCGCTTGGCGGATAAGGGTTTCACCGCGCCACTGGATCAGAATCTGCCGCGTGGGCTCCGGCCGCTCGATATCACCGAGTGCTCGTGGGTGGCAGACCTCGAGGGCGATGGCCCCGAGCGCTACCTCGTCACCCTTGGCGCCGACACCGTGCCGCTGCGGGTGCAGCGCCGGCCATTTTTTCATGGTGGCTCGCAGTGGCTCTGCGGCAAGTTCGTCGAGATTGCCGAGGAATTCTACGGTCGGGGGCTGCCGGAGATCTTCGACTATATCCAATATTTCGTCAACGATCTCGGGAACCAGTCTGCCGACGCGTTTGTCTGGTCCACCAATCCGATTGCCGTGGTCGATATTGGGGCGGTGCAGGACCCGACGTCGCTGCGGATGACGCCGGGGGCGAAGTGGCTGGCCAATCCGGCAGGGGTGCAGTTCACCACCCCGCCGCAAGGTGCCGCGCAAGCGGGTTTCGCAGCGGTGCAGGGCTACCTCGGAGTGGGCGACAACTTGGTTGCGCCGACGCCGGCCCGGCCGATCGTGCCGGGACAGCCGCAAGCGGCTGCGGCGTCTGCAGCAGGCCTTGCCGCACAGCTTGCGGATAGCGCCGTCGATATCCGCGCCGTGATCGAGAACCTCGAAGATGACGTGATGCAGCCGCTACTCGAGCGCTCAGACATCCTGGCGCAGCAGTGCTTGGATCGCGACATCATCTTAAAGGTGGCGGGGCAGGATGGCGTCGAGCTGCTCGAGCATCCCGTCACCGTGGCCGATCTGGTGGGTGAGTACGAGTGGGAGTGGCTCGGCACGACGAGCGCCTTAAACCAGCAGGTCCGGGCGCAGCAGATGGTGCAGGGGATTGCACTCCTGGCGCAGGTGCCCCCGGATCAGCTCACCGCGCAGAATGTCACGGTCGATTGGCACTATGTGATTCAGCAGTACTGGTCCCTCGGGCTCGGGCTGCCGAACGCCGATCGGGTGCTCAAGAAGACTGGCCCGAGTCCAGCGCAAGACTGGCGGTTTGAGAATGCGCTGGCTCGCGTCAACCGCGCCGCAGAGGTCCAAGTCTCTCCGGCAGACAATCACGTGGAGCACGTGCAGGGCCATCAGCATGTGCTCAACCGTGGCGATCTGACCGACGATGCCCACGAGCTGATGCAGAAGCACGTGCAGGACCACATTGCCTTCGAGGTCGCCAACGAGGTCCAGCGGATGCAGGCGGCGATGGCGACCCTTACCGGGCCTCCGGGCATGCCGCCCGGTGCCGGTCCGCCCGGTCCTGGCCTTCCGGGTGGAGTGCCGCCGATGCCGGGTGGCATGCCTCCAGGAGCGCCGATGGCCCCGCCGCCAGGTGGGGCGGGTGGCCCGATTCCGCCGAGCTACCCGACGCAGCCGATGCCGCCACCGGTCGGTGCCATCGGCGGCCCGCCACCCTTTGCGGGCGCCACGCCTAATCGAGGCATCAACACGATGGGACGGCAGATCGGTCCGACACCGCCGCAGGTGCCCGGCACGCCGCTCTTCAAACCCCACAGCGGCGCCCGCAACAAAGCGAAGGCGATGCTCGGCATGCGCCCCCCGGCACCGCTTGGGCAGGGCCGCATCGGATCTACTGGTACGGTGTCGGATCTATTCCGCCGTCTCCCGCGGCTTCCGAGGTGATGCGATGGCCGAGAAGTGGATACAGGGCGCAATCAAGCGGCCAGGGGCGTTCACAGCGAAGGCAAAAGCGGCGGGTAAGAGTACCGGGGCCTTCGCGCGCTCCGTACTAAAGGAAGGCTCGAAAGCCTCAACCCGAACGAAGCGGCAAGCCGCGCTCGCACAGACCCTCTCGAAGCTCCGGAGCGGTCGGGCGAAGTTCTGACCATGAATCTGCATCTCGGGCTTCTGGGTGCCGGCTTCCTCTCCTTTGTGCTGGCGGCTGCGGGGGCGCCAATTCCTCGAGTCAACTTGGTGGCCCTCGGGCTTGCTCTCGTCACCCTCGCACAGCTTCTGTAGGCGGCGTGCGACCTCTACAAAGCCGGTGGGGTTGACTAACCGCTAACATGCGCTAGGACGGCAAGCCCCGAGATGGCACGGAAGCAAATCGTGCCGCCGGGGCCAAAGCGCGGCGGCCGTGGAAAGCCGCTCATCCCGCCGCCCCCGCCGCCACGCGGCCGGGGAGCAGTAGCACTCGCGCCACGGGGTGGTGCACTCGGCCCGCCCCCGTTGCCCCCGCCTCGCCCGCGGGCAGCACGTGGCGTACCTCCCCCGGTGATGGTGGCGCGTGTGCCGGCCATTCCGCCGGCTGCCGCCGCAGCACCGGCACGTGGTGTTGGCCCGGTCGGTGCCTCGCCGCTCGGCCGCGCGCTTATGCGGGGCATTAAAGCCGGCCGGATACCCATCTGATGGATACCGACGTCATCCCGGTCGATACGGAAGAGTGGACGCAGATGACGGCGGCGTTTCAGGCGACGTCCTATCATGAGCACCTCAAAGACTACGCGGAGAAGCGCATTGCCTACCTGCTCGATAAGGAGCTGACCGACACCAACGAGATTCTGAAGTGCCGGGGACAGTTGGAAGAGCTGCAGCATCTTCTGCGGCCCGCGTTCTGCTCCACCCTCGCACTCTTAGGGTTGCGTGCTCGGGCCGAGCGCGACCGCCAGAACACGGAGCCGCGAGAGCCGCTCCCGTCGCAGCCGTGGTGGGTCGATCCCCCCGACATCGCCAGCGAGCGGCCGGTGCCCTGAATGGCAGACGAACAGCAACCGACGTCACCTGAACTCGGGGCCGCGCCGGAAGAAACGCCGATTCCGACCCCGCCGGCCGGTCCCGCGGAACCCTCCGAGATCGAGCGGCTCCGAAACGACTACGTCCGCACCCGCGAGGAGCTAGCCGACGCGCGAGCGACCGTGCGGCTGCTCCAGCCGCCGCAGCAGGCTCCGGAGCAGGTGGCGCCACTGGTGCGGTTTACTCCGACACAGGCGCGACGGATTGCGCAGCATCTGAACCCGACGAACGACCCGCAGGGATGGACCGAAGCAACCGTGCAGGCCACCGCGCCCATCATGGCCGTATTCCTACAGGAGCTTGCTGGACCGATCCTCAGCGGGCTGGAGGGCATGGCGGATATCGTCGATTTGATCCAGGCCCGGCAGGAAATCCCGAAATACGAGACGATGCAGGAGGAGGTTGACCGCTTCCGCGCCGAGATGCGCCAGCGCGGACAGGTGATCACACGGCGGCAGGCGTATGGCGCTGTGGAGTCACGGCGCATGCAGGATCCCAAATATATGGACCAGCGACTAGCCGAATATCAGGCGGAAAAGGCGCAGGAGCAGCAGAAGCGGGCCGCACAGGCTGCGGCGGCAGTGACCGAGGGGGGCGCCACGGTGCAGAAAGCCGGCCCCGCACCGACGAAGCAGCCGCGGATGCCGCAGACCCGGGAAGAATTCGCGGCGCTGCCGCTGGAAGAGAAGCGGAAGATTCTCGAAGGAGTGACGATCTAACGAGAGGGGACGGCCATGCCGGGGAACCAGTTCGATTATTTAGATCCAGGGCTGAGCACCAGCCAGACTCTCATCAACAACATCGTCCCGCTATGGTTCCAAGAGGAGCTGTTGCTGATCGCGGAGAAGCTGACGGTGTTTCAGGATATCGGGGAGACGCCGCAGATGCCGGAAGGTGAAGGCAAGACGTATGCGGCCAGCCGCTACGAACGTCTCCCGCTTCCCGGCGCGCCGCTGGTCGAAGGTGTCACGCCGGACTCGACGCCGTTGGTGGTGAACAAGGTCACGGCGGTGCTCGAGCAGTGGGGCATGGTGGTCACCATCTCCGACGTCGGCTTAATGATTACGAAGCACCCGGCACTGCAGGCTGCAAAGGATCGACTGGCCAACGCGTCTGCGGAGCTGCAGGACCGGGAGATACAGCGCGTGCTCATGGGTGGTGGTGTCGTGGTTATGCCGAATGCGAAGACGTCGCGCTCGACGCTTGTGGCTGGCGATACCCCGGGCACAGATTTCATCTCCGGCATCGTCGCCACGCTGCGGCAGCTCGGCGCTCCGACGTTCGCCGGCTCCATGTATGCCGGAGTCTTCGACCCCTACGTGGAGCAGGATTTGGCGAAGGACCCGACGTTTGTCCTATCCCACCAGTACGCCGAGACGACGGCCCTCTTTAACGCAGAGGTGGGTCGCTGGCGTGGCGTGCGCTGGAAGCGTTCGAACCTGCTGCCCATTACCAAGTTGCTCGCCACCGGTGCCGGGGGCGTTGCGGCTGCGGCCAGCACGACGATCCCTACAGGGACCACCGGGTTTGCCGCCGGCTCCACGGTACGCGTGACGGCATCGCTGGCTGACCCAACGAGTGGTCTCGACTCGCAACAGGTTGCGACGACGAACGTGACTAACGCGGCGGCATTCGTGGTGACGTTCACGGTCGATGCGGCAGCCCCTGAAGGCCGATACAACTTCTATGTCTCGCAGCCCGGCGGCACGACCCCGCTGCTGGCGGCTGGTAATATCCTGAAACCTGCAGGGCAGGCACTGACCTATACGGTGGCGGCTGGCATGACGGCAGCCGTCGGGAATACGAGCGCGGCGAGTGCGAGCGGTGCCGCTGCGGGCGCTGATCCGCCTGCAGGGGGCATCACGGTTCACATTGGATACATCTTTGGCAAGCAGGCGTTTGCCGTCCCGGCACTCGGAGCCCGCACGCAGGCGATGATTACCGCAGCCACTGCCACTGACTCCGATCCGTTGGCCCAGCGCCGGAAGTGTGGGTTTAAGTTCATGACCAAGACCTGCATTCTGAATCCGGATTTCTACCGCCGGTTCGAGTGCACGTCCGCGTTCTCCTGATGGGTCGGCCGCGGAAGATTCGGCTGCCTGGTGATCCGCCGGAGCCTGAGCCGGTACTGCAGACGGAGGTGGTCGAGGTCGCGGACGAGGAGCCGGAGGAGATGCTACTGGAGGAGCTGGTGGATTTCGCGCTGGAGAATCGGCGGATGAAGCTCACGCCGGCAATGGTCTCCGCACTCAATCAGGAGTACCGCAACAACGTGCGTGCGGATGATGAATATGGCAAGCGCCGTGCTCGCGAGTGTGCCGACCGCTTGAAGCGGGCGACGCATCCAGAGCTGCATCCAGGCTGCCCACGGGTTACGACGGTCGTTCCATTGCTCAAGAACGAGAAAGGAACGTGGCCGGTCAAGATCAATGAGCGCGTGTACGTCGGCAAGGTCGAGGTGTGGGAGTGCGAATACCGAGAAATCCTCGAGCTGATACGCAGCCACGATCAGGTTGAGAAGGAACGCATGAGCGACACGCGTGCCCAGACCGAGCTGGACGCCAACGTGATGCTTGCGGAGCGCGTGGCTGCGATCCAGCGTGCGTGACCAATGGCGAACGCCGCAAGCAAAAAGCATCCGCCGTTCTCCGGCCAGCTCACGCGAGCGACCCGGGATGGCGAGCAAGCGTCCATTGCGTTCACCGCGAACAGTCCCGAGGAACTCTCCCGAAAGCTCGGCATTGCGAGCGGCGCGCTCGACATCCAGGTCAAGCTCAATAACGAACGGCTCCTTGATGCTGCCTCGAGCTTCGAGGAACGCCAGACGAAGGTCTATAACGCCGCCGTCGCGCAGTTACGCCGCGAGCTAGGTTTGACGGCGCCACCCGGCGACGGGGCAGACATCCATGCCAACGATACCGCCGGGCCGGTACACGCGCCAGAGAATCCGTGATCTGGCACTCAACCGCGCGGGTAACCGTGCGCTTGATGCCGATGCTGCGGATTTCTTGAGTCAGCACCTCTACGAGCTGTATACGCTCGCAGACTGGCCCTTTCTTTACGTCTCGGCACAGCTCGTCATCTCGGGACCGACCGCGCAGCTTCCGGTGGATTTCGTTACTGCCGTTGACGACCACGCGCTGCAGATTCTCTCCAACGATGGCAACGCCACTCCTAACACCTTTGCGCTCGAACTGTCGCCCGAAGAGCTGGCGGCACGCTCCGGGCCGGGGATGCAGGCGGGCTCCCCGCCACTCTTCTGGGCTGTTTCCCGTTCCGACACCACGGCAAGCTTCTGGCCGAATCCGAGCGGCCATAACGTGCTGGCGCTGCTCCGGTACCGCCGGCTGCCACCGGAGCCGATCTCCGTCAACGAGCCTGCCGACGTGCCTGTATTTCCCTACCATAACTATTTGGTCCAAGCCGTCTACGTGTTCGCGCTGGAACACGAACGAGACCCGCGGGCGATGCAGGAAGCGCAGATTAGGGACCGGCTCCTGGCGGGTATTCGGCTCGGCTCTGCGCCAGTCCGCTCGCAGCGGGCGGATATTCCGCTCGATCCGACGAAGTTCCGCACACCGTGGCGTGGCTGGTCCAGTGGCTGGCCACAGGGGTGGTAGATGCCGGGTGGTGAGGACAGAGAGCACCGGATTCCCGTCCGCCGGTTCACGGGGACGATCCGCGCGATTGACCCGGCGTTCACACCACCGGGGTTTCTCGTTCACTCCGACAACTGGGTGCCAGATCCAACCTTTGTGTTGACGAAGCGTCGGGGCTCGACGCGATGGACAACGGTCCCGGGGAATGTGAAATACGTTGACCGCATGGCGCTCAATGTGGGCTCGGATGGCAGACATTACCTCTTCGCAATGGTGTGTACGAATGCTGGCCCCGACATTCTGTATGTCTCGATCAATGATGGGCCGTTTACGGCAGTGGTCAACGGGGCGTTCAAAACGGACGCAGACCACTATGGGATCGCATCGCTGGGCGATACGATTTACGTTGGCAACGATACCGATGCGATCAAGTACGTGCATCTGGGAGACGCGGCGATAGACGTAACGCCATTGGCGCTTGCGAACGATAACGGACAGAGCGCGACCTTTGTTGCAGATCCCAACTCGAACCTGATTGCCGGTGCGTACTCCTACCGCTGGGCATGTATGGACACCACCACGAATCGGTGGGCGTCCATCGGTCCGGTCTATTCGGTGACCACTGATGGCTCGAGCCGGGTGCGGCTGCAGTTCAATTCTCCTGGCTTGGTCCCGGCTGGGCAGCAGTGGCACCTCTTTGTCGCTGGTGCGGACCAGATGATCGAAGGCGCGCATGATCAGACGCCCGCCGGCGTTCCAGTAAACACACCAGCATGTTTTGCTCTCTACGATGATCCCACGGTGGACACGACGGTGGTGCCGATCCCATCCACGGTGCAGCGGCGTGGCTGCCATCTGGTGGCGCACCGGGGCTGCCTCTACGGTGCTGGCGGGCTCGGGGATGAAGCCAATCGCGTCTGGGCAACGGCGGTACTGGTGCCGGGGTTGGAGCAGCAGGTGCGGGACCTCGGGCTCTTCTACCCTGCTGCAGCGTACACGCGTGATCTCGGAGACCGGGTGACCGGCCTTGCCGTCGTTCCGTTGACTTCGGCACTCGCCGTACCCAATGCGCCGCTCGCCATCTTCACCGACGTCTCCACGTGGATGTGGCAGGGTGATTTGAGCTTTAGCGATCCCAACGCGAGCTTGCAGCAGGTGTCGTCGGAGATCGGCTGTCCGAGCGATAAGTCGATCGTCTCCACGACGGCGGGAGTCATCTTCTGCGGCAAGCGCAGTGTCTATCTGCTCCGGCCGCAAAGCTCCGAGCCGCAGGATATCGGCTGGCCGATCGAGTCCGAGATCCGCGGTATTCCCGCCGACGCGCGAAATAAGTCCTGGGCAGTGTTTCATAGGGGGTTTTACAAGCTCGCCATTGCCGGCCCGGGACAGGCGTTTCCGCAGGTGCAATGGTGGCTCGATCTCCGACGTGGGCTCGATAGTCCGCCAGGCTGGTGGGGGCCGCATACGACGCCAGCCTATACCGCCTCTGCCCGCTGGCAGAGTCATCCGAGTGAAGATGACCGGCAGTGGGCCGCGCTCGGAGCGGGACAGATCCTGCTGATGGATCAGACTGGCAGCTACGTCGAGGACGGGATACCTCCGGTGCCGATGGTCGCACGGGCCATGACCTCGTACCTCGATGATGGCACGCCGCTGGTGCCGAAGATCGCCAAGCGCGCCAGGATGATTGCGCGCGTCGATAACGATACCAACGTCACCGTGCAGATTGTCGGAGACGAGGCAGTGTCTGCTATCGGTCAACTGCACTTCCGTACGCCGGCTTTTGCGCAGTGGAACCTGTCGGACTGGAACGTGGCAGACTGGGCAGTCGGTGGCCTGTCGCTGGAAGAGTTCGAGGTTCCGGTTCCCGAGATCCGCGCGCGCTCATTTCAAGTCACATTCACTCACACGGATCCCATCCGCGTGGATGTTAGGGACTTTGAGCTGCGCGTGCAGCCGTCTGGCCGCGAGACCCGATAAATGGCGATTATCCAGCGTCCGACAAAGCAAGGTAATGCGACGACCTATCAAGGGAAGGTCGCCGCCGGCTACACGAAGATCCTCGCTGCGGAAGTCGATGCTGATCTGGACCTTCTCTACAGCGCGTGGAATGCCGGCGTGGATGCCGTCAACATCAAGCCTGGCGCGATTCAGGGCTCGAATATCGCCAGCGGCTCGATCAGCTCGACGCAGATTCAGGCGGGCGGCATCTTGACGGCGAGCATTGGCGACGCGCAGATCACTACCGTCAAACTTGCCAACGCGAGCGTTACGGCGGCGAAGCTCGGGCCAAGCTCCGTCACGACGGCAGCCATTGCGCCGGGTGCAGTGACGCTTGCGCAGCTCGGGCCGGATGTGACCACGGCGGGCGGTGACCTGACCGGCTCGTATCCGGCGCCTTTAGTGAATCAGATATCGCGTGGCTGGTTGGAGTGGGTGCCACGGGGCTCCATCTATTCTGACCCCAATTGGTACGAGTTGCACGCGAACGCTCAGGATAACGTGGGATATGATCCGGCCCGATCGTCGTGGATTACGCGGCTGAATTATACTGCAGATACATTTGAGGTCTGGCGTGCGCCACCAGGGTCCACCGCGTTTACCATGCCGTTCTGGATATCGAAGGAAGGGTGGACGCACTGTACGCTGGCTCCATTGACAGTCGGGCGGACGCAGCTTGCTGTCAACTCAGTCCTTGGTCAAGCGAATATTGTCAATGTACCCAGTAACTGGTCCATCTCAAGCCCCGGCTGGCAGACGTTTCAGCAGCTACTCCTGACAACGCGCGGCGGTGCGGTGATGTTGTGGGCCTGTGGTGGCCTGAGTGCCATGGGGCCACTCAATGGTGCGATCGTGTCGCTGCGCTGGCTCTGGAATGGGAACCAGCTCGTTCAGGATTCCTGCATGATCTCGTCCTCAGACGTGCGCAACGTCGCTGCGATCCCAAACTTGAATTGGGCACATGTCACGCCGCCAGCGGGCAATCACGTCTACACCTATCAAGTATATGCTGAGCCGGGGATCACTGTGTTTTCGAGTGCCGCAGCGGCTGCCGGGGCGATTATGGCGTTGGAAATCGGATGATCCTCCGTCGCGCCATCTTTGAGGATCTCCCTGCGATCCGCGGTGCGTTCCGCCACCTCGTCGCAGAGCTGGAAGCCCATCAGATCGTGCGCTACCCGACGCACGATGCAGGCACCTTGGACGACTTCACCGTCCATCTCGGGGGCCGCGTCGGGATCGACCCGCGGCTGCTGCTCTACGTGGCGCTTGCGGATCAGCCATTCGACGACGGCACGCGTGCACTCTTAGGGTTTCTGGGTGGTGAGGTGACCCAGCGCCTTCTGGGGTATCCGACCACGTTTGGAGCCGCACATTGGCTCTACGTGGCGCCGGAGGCTCGGGGCCACGGTGTTGCCCGTGGGCTTGTCCGGCTCGCGTGTGAGGATCTCCGGCAGCTCGGCATCACGCATGTGGAGCTAGCGTCGCTTGTCGGAGACGATCAGTGGGCACGCCGCGGCTGGTTTCCTTTCTTGATTCACCATGTGCTGCCGCTGGAGGCGGTGATTGCCGGCGCGCAGGACAAGCCACCGGCTCCGACGATGGAGCCGGCACCGGCGCTCGAAGTGCCTGAGGAGCCCACACCAGTGGCAGCAGCCAACGGGAATGGGATTGCTCCGCAGCCGAAAAAACCGGTCCGGCGCCGACGGCGGAAGCGGCGCAAGTACACGCGGCGCGCACCGGTGGCTCCGAAGGTCGAAGGGGCACCATGAGAATGGTGCGGCCAGCGCATCCGCACGATATCGGCGTGCTGAAGGCAATGCTTCGTTCGCTCATTCGTGAACATGAGGCCCGCTTTCCCGATGCCTACCCGCGGCTCGATCCGCATGGTGCTGCCGATCACTACGGCGACGAGTGGGAACGGCGGTTAGGAGCTGATCCGCGATGCAACGTGTGGCTCGCCGCTGACCGTGACACGAGGGGCTTTCTGGCGGGCGAGGTGTGGTTACGGTCGGTTGGCGAGCCACCGGCGGCGTTCTTCGTGGAGTGGCTCTATGTCGTTCCCGAGCATCGTAAGACCGGGGTGGCACGGGCGCTCTGGCGTGATGGCTTGATACCCTACTGTCGCCGTCACGGGATCGGGGTGGTGGAGGCGCGCACGGTGCCGGGTGATACGCAATGGAGTGACCGTGGATGGGCAACGACCGCGCTGTGCATCATGCGTAACGTGGATGCCTTGGCTGTTGACGTCGCGGAGCAGAGAGAATGATTCACGATTCCCGCAGGTACCATTACCGAGCTAATCCGGAGCGGCTTCGCTTCTACGGTAAGAACCAGCAACAGCAGTCCGTCACGTCGCCCTTTGGTGGGCTGCCGCAGACGGTGGCGGGTCGCATCTCCCGCCAGGCGATCTCCCCTCTGTTGCTCGGGCTTGGCGTTGGCACTGGGCCGGCAGCACAGCGGCTCCAGCAGCAGATTGCTAGTGGACAGGCCAGCGGGCCGCTCGCGTCGGCCATTCAGCAGATCCAGCAGTTTGCGCCCGGGGTGATCAGTGGCGCGACCGGGATCGGGCAGCAGATCGGGGGATTGAGTCAGAGCGCCTACAACCAGCTCGCGCAGTCGATCGCTGGCGCGCAGCAGCAGCTTCCGCAGTGGCAGCAAGCGTCACAGGCTGCACTGCAGGCTGCACAGCAGGGATTGACTGGTGCGCAGGGGCTTTTTGGGGGCATGCAGGGGATGATGCCGGGACTCCTGCAGGCTGGGCAGGGAGGGTTGACGGGCGCGCAGCAGGCGATGGCGGCCGCACAGGGAGCGCTTGGTGGCCCGGCCCAGCAAGGCATGCAGGCTGCGATGAACCAAGCGCAGAACCTATTGACGGGTGGTGCGGCACAGGCAGGGGCGACGCAAGGGCTCAATCTGGCGCAACGCTATGCGCAGCAGATGGCAAGCCCGATCCAGGGTGAAGACCTCTACCAGCAAGCCGCGCGCCGGGTGATGCAGAGTGTGGGAGCGCAGGCAGGTGGTGCCGGCTTAGCGGGAGGTGGTGCCGGGCAGCAGATGCAGTATGAGGCGCTTACCGGGTTGGCCGGGCAGATGGCGCAGCAGCAGGCCGCGAACCGGCAAGCGTCGCTCCAAGGGTTGGCGCAGCAGGCGGGTACGCTCGGCAACCTGCAGCAGCAGGCGATTCAGGGACTGACCGGCGCGGCCGGTGGTTTAGGGAACATCACGCAGCAAGGCATCCAGGGTGCGCTCAATGCCGCGCAGGGTGTGCAGCAAGCGGCGATGGGCCAAGCCGGAATTTACGGCACGCAACTTCCGTTCCTCCAAGCGCTGCAACAGAGTGGGCAGGATATCTTGGGCGCTGCACAGGGTGGCGCGCAGATGGCGATGTACGGCCCGCAGCTTGCGCAGCAGCAGATGGCTGCATCACAGCAACTTGGCCAAGCGCTCATGTCGCAATACCAACTCCCGATGCAGGCAGCGGGCGGGCTGCTGAATCTGTTAACTGGTGGCGTGTCGCCGGGACTCTCGCTGACCCAGGCAACAGCTCCGATCACGACCAGCTCCGGCAAGGGGACCAATATCCTCTAGAGGTGGGGCATGGCCTTTCTCGCACCGGCTCTCTCTGCGATTGGCTCGGGCGCTGGCACTGCAGCGACCGCTGCCGGGAGCGCACTGGGAAGCATCCCGGGGGTCGGAGCTGCAGAGAGTGCGCTTGGCAGTCTCGGCTCGGGGCTTGGCTCCCTCTTTACCGGCGGCGCTCCGAGCGAAGCGGGCTATCTGGCAAGCCTCGGGCAGGCGGTGCCGCAGGGAGTTGAGCTTGCCGGCCCCAGCTCGACGTTCACCGGCCCCGGGTTCTTCGGTGGGTTCATGCAGGGGTTCCACGGTGCGCCGCAAGCGCTCGCAAATCCCAGTGCCGCAACGGCAACTGGTCAAGGGCTTGGGCAGCTCTTCGACGCGATCAGCCAGATGAAGGGCGCAGCGAACAATCTGAACATAGCGAGCATGCCCCCGCCCGTGAATCTGCCACCGAGTCAGCAGGTTGGTGGTGGGCCAGCCACGCGCGTGACGCCACCGGCACCAGTCGTCAGTGCAAACCAGGGGCCGATCATGAAGATGATTGGCCAGTTGTTCGCAGGGTTCTAGCATGGGCTCTTCGGACGGCAGCAGTGGCGTCTTCAGCCAGATCATGGACGTTGCCGGCCGCGGTGCAGGCTTAATTTCGGGTATCGCAGCGCTCAGGGGTGGCGGGCTGCTCAACTACATGATGCAGCGGGAGCGGCTCTTAAACGATCCCAACTTCCGCGCCGGGCTGACTGACTCGCCGTTTACGGCGGGCTTTTTCGGGCTCGGTGGCGGCACGCAGCCCGGGGCGCCGCAATGGACCACGCAGCCGATTGCGCAGCCATCCGAGTTCATGGGGCCTACGGTATCGACGCCGGCTGGCCCTGCGGACATCGTGCAGCGGCCCGGGCCGTCCCACTGGCAGCCGAATCTACCGCCGCTGTCGTCTGAGGAGGCATTGAAGGAGCAGGCACGACAGACCGAGCTGCAGGGAATCAGCGGGGGCGACATTGCGCAGGTGGCTAAGATGAAGACCGCCGCGGGAATACCGCTGACCGGGCTCGAAGAAGAGCAGCTCGTGCAACGCGGCAAGTACCTGCAGGGGCTTGGTGGTGTCGGCAGCGTGGTGAAGCTCGATATTCCCGGGACGCCGATGACGATTGGCAGCCCGTACAATATCCCGGCGCTCGGAGAGGAGGAGTTTCCGACTCCTGAGCAGGCACGGGAGGCATCTAATGCACACGGCTGGGGTGGGCGCATCGGCCCGACCGTGCATGGGGGCTGGCGCCCGATTCCACCGCCGACACGGGAGCAGACGCTACCGCCGCCTCCAGGGACACCGGGTGGTCAAGGCGGTGGCGAGCTGCCGCAGTATCCCGGGCCGGTCTTTCGTGGTGGTGGTGGGGTGCAGCCGTCCGCACCGAGAGCTAAGATTAATCCATTGAACCCCGTATTTGATCAGACCGCAGCGAAGTATGGGCTGCCACGTGGCTTGCTGAACGCCGTGGCGCAAACTGAGTCAAACTTTGATCCGGGCATCAAGAACCCGACATCCGGTGCTCAGGGTCTCATGCAGTTTTTGCCGTCTACGGCTCAGGTGTGGAACGTTGACCCGTACAATCCTACCTCAGCGATTGATGGTGCCGGCCGCTATCTACAATATCTCATCAAGAGTAGCGGTGGTGATCTCCCCACGGCTTTGCAGCGCTACGGGGGAGCAAGAACGACCGATTACGCCGGCCCTGTGCTCGCGCGGATGCAAAAGTTCCAAGCCCGAATGCAGCAACCGCAACAAACTCCTGCACCCGCACTCCCGCCACCGCCCCCGCCGCCAGCACCGACGCGTCCGGTCCTCAACCTTGGAGGCACGGCGTATGCCGCAGAGGCTCCCTCGGGCGCTCAGGTGCAGCAGCCGCCACCAGCACCGGCTTTCGATCGCGAGGCTATCGTGCCGCATGTGGTGGTGCCGAGTGAGGACCAAGGTGCGATTGGCTATGCACCCGCTGCACCAGCGCAGCCGCCAGGCATGGGACCGCTCATCAGTGTCCCATCACCGCCTGTCGGAGCGCCGTCGATCGCACCACCACCGCCGGGACAGATGCAGGGCATCCCGACAGAGGCGCGGACTGGTATGCCGCTCAAGTCCCACACGCAAGAATATGGTGGCGGTGTGTCCGAGACCTATACGGCACCCGAGCTTGGGGGGGCAGAGACACAGTTGATGTTCCGGCACCTCGGGATCACCAATCCGATGCTCGCGAACGATGATGCGATCATCAAGTATTTCAATTGGAAGCAGGCATTGGATGATGAAGCGCAGATGCACAAGGCGGATATTGAGCGCATCTATAAGCCGACGTCGGAGCAGGAAACCCGCGCCGTGGAGCGCTTGAACGGGATCAAGAACACCATTGAGACGATTGCCACGAAGTACAGCCCGGCAGAGCGGGCGCATTTTATCGGCTGGTGGCAGTATCCACGAAGCGTTATCGAGGCGACGTTGTCGCCTGAGGTGGGGAAGCGCTTTGCAGACTTCCGAGCGGACATCGCATCACTTGCGCCGAAGACGTTCGACGCGGATGCCAAGGCCAGCACGCTTACCGGGAACGACCTGGGCTATCTCCAACCGTGGGCGTTGAATCCCTACGACCGGGCTGACCAATTCGAGTCCAATTTGCAGAAGCTGAGCGACGGCGTGAAATACGATATTGCGTTTCGGAGCTTCGTCCGTGGCCTGCGGCCGGAGCAGGTGAGCGACCCGGCGGTGCTGGAAGGATTCAACAAGAGCTTCAACGCGGCATTGGCGCAGCAGCGGCTTGATATCGCACACGGTCAGCAGCCCGCCGCGCCGCCATCGGCAGCACCCGCAGCTCCAGCGCCGCAACCAAAGAGTGCCTGGGCACCGACAACTACGTGGACCGTACCCTGATGGCGGTTGAGTTCTCCTATCAGGTGCAGAACGCCGATGGCTCGACCCAGACGATGGGGGGCCGTGCAGACCGTGCGCCGACGTGGGGTGAGTTGCAGGACCATGTGGCATCGACAGGCGCGCAGCTCCTACCGTCTACGCCCGCCGAGCAGCCACCAGCGCAGATCGCTACGGCTGCTCCACCGCCGGAAGCCGCGCCGGCTCCTGCGCCGAGTGTTGGCCCGTCTGAGGTCCCGGCTCCGTCGCTCGGAGAACGCGCGTGGAACGTGGTCGCGCCAAACCGTACCTTCTGGTCGCAGCTTCCGAGTGTCGGGGGCGCGATCGGTGGTGCGGAAGTTGGTGCCGAAATTGGGACGCTTGGTGGTCCGTTTGCCCCGGTGACGATTCCAGCCGGGGCGATTATTGGGGCTACAGTTGGTAGCGGCGGCATGGAAGCTGCCCAGACTGCTCTGGAGCGCCGTTTCGGCTGGCAGCCGGCAGAGGCAGCGCCGGCAGGGGAGCGGGTGGCGAACGCCGCGCTACGGGGTGGCGCCTTTGAGCTGCTGCCGCTCGGGGTGAAGACGGTCACTGCAGCGCCGATCCTGCGATCTGTGATCCCTACCGCACGGGCTGCGGAAGAGCTTGCTCCCGTCCTTGCTCAGGCTCCCGAAAGGGCGCCGGAAGCAATGCAGCCGCTGGCGGGATGGTGGGCACGAAACGCGCCCGGTGGGGCCGACCACGTGATCGAGGCATGGAAGCAGCTAGGCGACGAAGGACGCCAGGTACTAGCGGGTGACTGGCTCCCGCAGATGCAGCAAATTGTGAACGCCACGAAGGCGAAAGGGATCAATTGGGCACACGCAGCCACGCAGGGGATGCTTACGGGTGGCTCGGGTTTCATGCATGGTCTGCCAACCTCCGGCACGGCGGCATTGGCTGCGGCGCCTGCTGCGGTGCAGGCAGTCGTCAAGGCGGTGCCGTCGATGCTGCGGGCTGGCGTGCTGTCGCCTACCGGGTCACAGTTCCTTGCCGCGCTGCCCCGGGTTGGTAGCTACGTCGCGCCGGCTTTTAATACCGCGACCCGCATTGGGGCGCAGGTTGCGGCCCCGTTCCTCTGGCCGAAGCCGCAGGATATTTTCGAGGGACCGCCCCAGCCTCCAAGCTAGCGCAGTTGGCTGTCTTTAGCTGCCCAATAGAGACGCAGTAGGTAGGGTGGAATGACGGGCAGCAGCAACGCGATAAACGTGGCGGGAATCCACCCGGAGATGGCACCGACGAAAAAGACCGCAGCGGCCCAGACGACAAGCCCAACAAGTAGGCCGATCGCGATGGCAAACCCGAGGAGCTGGGTTTTCATGGTCGCTCCAATCGGTCAACCCGTGCCTCGAGGCGATCGACCCGGGCGTGGTCAATGCGCAGTTCGCGCACCTCGTCGCGGAGCCCATGCATTTCCTCGTGGAGGTCGCGAAACCCGTTGCCGACCAGCTCGACAAGCTGTCCCATCAACTCTTCAAGACGCCCGAGCCGGAGGTTAGTCACCTCGAGCGCGGCGTTAGTCGCTCCCGCCTCGCGCTCGAGCTTGAGCATGCGGCGCGAGAGTAGGTCCCGGCCGTTGCCTTTTCCGTTGCCCTTTCGGGTCGCCATACCTCCTAGACGATACGTCTAGCGGTAGGTGTGTCGCAAGTGTCCCTAGTGCCCACGGTCCTTAGGGTCTGTCACCGTGGGTGCAGCCGGAGTCTCGCCAAGTTGGCAGAGAAGGGCACGGTCTGCGAGCTTGAGTTCCTTGCGGTTCGGGCCGTTCACCACTCCGTATTTCTGTTGGAGTTCCGCGGCTTTGAGCATCTTCCCGCCAGCGTTGACGGTTGCGTTGCCGACCCGATCGGTTACGCGCCCCTCGAGCAAATCGACCATGAGCGCACTCATGACATTGCAGAAGTCCTGCGCCGTGTAGATGCCTCGTCGTGCAATCTCAAGGCTGCGTGCTGGTCCCTTGGTGTCCTCGCGCTCCTCATTCGACTCCATCCGATTCCGTCCTTTCCCGGTTGCGTAGCAACCACCGTACGGTACGCCACCTCTCACGCGCTCGTGCCCACGCTTTGCGCTCGCGTGCGTCTCGCTCTATCGCATCGATTCGTGCACGCGCCCGGTCGCGCGCCGCTCGCGCCTCTGCAAGTTGTCGCGCACGCGGCCTCGCCCTGATCTTACGCTTCTTGGGAGTTGGGTGGTACTCCTCCTGACACCTCCACTTGCACGCGAGCACGGCGGGATCAGATCCGGGCACACGCACGAGTGCCCACCCCCGGCCGCATGTTGGACAGCGCCGCGCTTCCGCTAGCGCGCGCTGCGTCGTCGCCCGCTTTTCTTTTAACTCGCGTTCGGTGACGACACGTGTACCCCTATCCATCGTGTGCACCAGGTTCCAAGGCGTCATGAGTACCTCCGGTGATTACTGCTCGCCATGCGCCGCCCGTGTTTGTGCTTCTCTCCAAGCTCGGCTCCGGCACCGAGCGGTGCAGTAGCGTTGCCACCGCCGGCGCGGAGCGAATTGGCTGCCACACGCGGGGCAGAGAAGGCCACGGGAAGGAAATGCCCTGCCTTCCTCCGATAAGGTGTCCAAGAACGCGTTTGAACGCATTTTCGGGCCTATTTGGTGGCCTGTCCGAGACCTTCCTTGGCGCGTTTTGCGGCGGTCCGTGCCGCGTTTCGGTCTTCCCGCTTACAGCGCTCAAGATGCGTGGTCAGGGCATCCAGGATCCACTCCGCGAGCGTGACCCCCGAGTCGATGGCGTTTACCCGCACGCGGACGTGGAGTGCTCGAGGCACCCGGGTGGCGAGCTGCACGCTTTCGGAGTCGAATTCTTTGTTCATTGCCTTCGTCCTCCCTTCAGGCCACGTAGCCCGCCTCGCTGAGGAGCCGGCGGAACACCTCGAGCGACACGACGGCTAGCGCATCCTCGCCCCGGTCACCCGGGAGCAGCACACCTTGCGCACCGCCCTGCGTGAGCCACCGCCGGATGCAGCGCTGGCCCCCCGCCCGGCGCTTCACCTCGAGGCAATGGAGCACC